ATGGTGATCTGTTTAATATTATGGGCTTTACCTTTCAAATCATAATATCGTAAACTTTTAGTTTCTTCTAGTAACGTCTCTACGTCTTCTAGTAATCTACCTAACGCGTTTGCTGCGTCATCTTCCTGTACGTAACATCGTATAGTTACAGACAAAAATCTATCTTTATATCCACCCGCCTGGTATCTGCGAGTTTCTGATCCTGCATTTAAGTGTACCGCAGGAAACTCAGTTACCTCGTCCCAAAATAGTAGACGGGGGCTAACATTTTGATATAGGTTAGTAAGGTACTCTCCAGTGCCATCAATCTCTTTAAGCTTTTCAGCCATAGCAGAGACAATGTAATTTCGTTTCGTGGAATATAATCTTTCAGTACTCATACGCGTCTCAACATAAACTTATTCACCGCTAATTCTGCGGCAGCTTTTCTAATAGACATTTCTATTACGTTTCTTGGGTCTCTTTCAGGAGTTGCCCAACTCTTATTACCTCTCCCCATTTCAAATACTTCATAAGGATCTTTTTGGTATGTATATTCTATAGCAGGTAAACCTGCTGAAGGCTGCATAACACTGGTTACTTTTACGCTGTCTGCAAAAGTACCTGTTCTATTCTCTAGTCTCGGTGCTCCCATCTCTGATCGTACTGCGGCAGGGAGGTTTTTATTTATTGCTCCAATTAACTGTATGGGAGTACTTGCAGGAGATCGTTTTTTTCTGCCGTCTCTCTTTCGCTTTTCTTTTGCTACTTCCATTGCACCCGTTACTGTCATCTCAGGTACATTAACTTTTTGGCTTAACTTTTTCTGTCCTTTTCCTTTACTGCTAGCTTTATATGCTTTTCTTCTGGGAGCTCCTGAAATTCTTACTGTAGCCCCTGTTCCTTTTAAAGCGTGAGTAAATGCATGAAACAGTACTTGCTCTAGGGCTTCTTCCATACTTAGCGAGCCTCTTAATTTAGCTAAACCGCCCACCTTTTTTAAAGCATTTTCTGCGGCCGTTTCAAAAGTATTAGAAGCTTGCTGGTTTAATCTAGCGTCTATCGCCTGTAGCTCTACTGCATGCTCTAAAAGGAATAAACCATCGCTAGATACTTTTAAATTTCTATCTACCGATACTTTTAATATATCTTTCGAGTTGAGTATGTCGTCTACAGCTTTTTGCTCTTCTGCCGCCATACCTTGCCTGGTGGCTGCAAACTGTTGCTTTGCTAAGTTTGCTCTAACACCAACACCGGCTAATCCGCCGCCTCCATGCTCAAACTGAACACCTGTGTCTCCCATGCCACCAATTTGCTTTAAGTCTTCTTTTTTTCTGCCTTGCAATAGAGGAAGAACTTTCTTTACAAGATTAGTTCCTTTCATCTTTCTCAAGGTATCATACCCTGCACCTATAAAAGATTCTACACCTTGTGCTCTTCTTGAGTCTCTTATCTCATATAGCCTTTTTATTACAAGTGCATTGTCACTAAAATCTACTAAAGGAGCATTCTTTCCTCTGCCTTTAAACTTTCCTGATTTTTGCGCTTTTTCTATATTTTCTATCGTACTCTTTTCATTGGTTTTGAGCATTTTAATATAGGTTTTATATATTATGTCTAGCTCTTGTTCTGTGAAAGAAGGGTTTGCTCCCCTTAATCCATCATAATATTCATCTCTTGGAACAGTAACTACATGAAACTGTGCGCTCTCATTAAGAGACCTACCAGACCCTGATTTTTTACTGCCACCTGCCGTATCTGCTAATGCTTGTGCTAACGCTTTTAAAGCTGAACTAGACATTAATACTGCTTATAAAAGTCTAGTACTCTCTTAATGTGGTCTGGAAAAGAGATACTATTTTTTCCGCCTGCTGCAGGATTCTGTTGTGTAGCACCTTGTATTGTTCGTCTCTCTTTATGCTCACTTTTAAAATAGTAAGTAACTAAGTCACAAACAGCTAGTTTTAAATCTGCAGGTAGTGATGAATAGCCTGCGCTATAAGTAAGTTTTACTGTACCGTACCCTACTTCCCAAAATTTTTCTCTTCCTGAAATTAGTCGTACAATAGTATCTGTTTCTGTATCTACATGATAGTCTGTATCTACTACTAAAGTGTTGTAGGAGTCTGCACCTGCTTTTTTCTCTTGTACAGAAGTCACAGTAATTATAGGACTTTCTGTAGTTTGAACTTTAGCACTAGCAAATTCCATATTTATGGTTTCTACTTTATCACTAGTTACATAGTCTACTAAACTGTTTCCACAATAAGTTTTTACTAATTGACTCACAGAAGAAATTATAGCCTCAAGACGAGTATCGTCATTGTTGCTTTTTAAGCCTTCAAGGTCTTTATATGTTTGTAGGGTGACTAAGTCGTTCCCATTTATATTTACTGACATATTATAAATCCATTAGTAAAAACTTGGGGGTGGCGAACCACCCCGAAGTTATTAGTATTACTACTATTAAGCGTAAGACGCTCGAACAACTGGAGCATTACCTGCAGTACCGTCTTCAATTTCATTGAAGCCGACAGCTTGAGATGCAACTAAAGCTGTACGCTGTTGTGCAACTGAGTACTCAGACTCAATGTTTACACCAGCAAGACGTGGAATAACATAGTTATTCACGTTAACTGCACAAGCAGCAGTTGAAGTTTCTGCACTTGCATCATCTAACTTATTCGCAAGAACATCACTAGAGATTACAGGAGAACCGTAAATGGTACCAACTAAACCAGAAAGCTTAGAAGCTAAAGCGTCACCAACTTCTGATACATCAGTAAATCCAGGACCATCGATAAGCTGTAAGTAGCCATCAGTAGGTAAGATGTAAGCTACATCCTGTGGATTCATACCAAATTTACCCATGTTTTGACGCATGGCTAAAAGACCATTTGCAGTGATTTCTTGAGTAGTAGAAGCATCAATTGCTACTTGAGCACTAGAAGTTTCAGTGTCAACGTCACCAGTAGGTGCAACGCCATAAGCGCCAGTTACTGTATCAGTACCGTCTTTACCTACAAGACCTTCACGTACTGAAGTAGAGCCTGCACCAACTAAACACATGCTGTCCATTGCGCGAGCATGTGAACGTGCAAGAGCAGATTGAATCATTGGCAACATTGCAATGATAGTTTGCTCGTCAGTGTCATTGCTCAAGAAAGTACCTGCAATCATACGATATGCACGTAAGATAACTTGAGTAGTTGCATATGCAGAACTTCCGCCAGCTATACTATTAACAAGAGTGTTATCAGTATGAGTGATACCATTAGGAGCAAAAGTTGCTAAACCAGTATCAGGAGCGATTGGTAATACAGTCGCACCAGAAGTAACTGGAATTTCGCGGAAAAGACTAGCAACACGTTGCTCTAAACGAACTGCTTCTGTGAAAGAAGTAATAACGCTAGAGTCAATGCCTAATGAGCCTGCACCAGTATAAGTAATATTTACACCAGCTTTTTCCATTAAGTCTTTAGCATACTGAGTGTCCCATCCTTTACCAGTGATAGTACCCAAGATTTTTGCACCTAAAAATTCGTTACCCCAAGCAGAAACATCACCGGCTTTACGACCAGAGAAGTCACGCTTGCTGTTACGCATCGCTTCTAACTCAGCAGCTTTTTCAGCTACTTGAGCTTCATACTTTTTAGTAATCTCTTGAATTTCAGAATCTTTTGCTTTTGCAAAATCAGCTTCCATGTCAGCAACTAAGCGATCTGCACCAGTTTCAATACCAGTACGGATTGTGCTTTCTACTGCAGCTTGTTCAGCTGCTTTTTGTTCTACTGCGTCAGCAGCAGCTTTTTGTTCCGCTACATCAGCGGCTTTTTGTTCGGCTTGTTTCATTGCAATTTTAGCAGCAGTTTCTTCAGCTACTTTCTTAGCAAATGCTTCCAAGTCGATTCCGGATTCATTAGTATCCATTTTGATCTCCTGTTTTTCCGATTTCTCGGAGCTTGTAGGTGCATCACTAACCAGGTTGGATGATATTTCATCTTCTTTGGTCAGAGACTGACCTGTTAGATCTACACGATTGGTGAAAGTTTTCTTGAACTCATTGTACTCTTCTTGAGAGTCAAACGATTTCGCGAGAGAAAAAGTAGCTGCTTGATTGCATGGTACCGATACAACCGATACTTCAAACAATTCAGCATCCTTAATCATTAATCCGTCAGTTTCTTTGATATAATCAGCATCCTTGACTTTGAAACCAACGGAAAAGGCTCCAAGAACACCGTCTTTTACTAGTTCGCAGACATGAGCA